ACATACACACGATTATACTGACCCAACAATGAAGGGTGGCACACTACATGCAATGTGGGCTGACTTAGCAAACATGAGTCAAGCACAAGGTCATGCTAGTCTAATGATGAGTCCATACAAAGGACTAGTTGATAGAGAGACAAAAGAATTAGTAACAAATAACAAAGATCAGATTGCTAAAATTATTATTGGACCTACTGCAAGTGCAGATGATATGGGCAATCCAACAAAAATGATGGCAGCATTACAGCAATACCCGCAAAAATATAATGTAATTAAAAACAAATATTTTGCCGAACCAGTCGCTGAAGGTAGTACTGAATGGTTTCGTAAAAAATTGGAGATATTAAAATGAGAGTACATGAATTTATAACTGAAGCAGCCAACCTTAAGAAACAGGCTGCGATTGCAATTGCTAAGAAAAAGAAAAAAGGTCTAGCGGAAGGCTTGAATGAATTTGCTCTACCTGGCGGTGATGACCGCGAGCCCGACGAAGAAGAAATCCTGCGTCAATTGGCTTCACAATGGTGGCTTGGCACTGAACAGCAAATGGCCAAGGCCCAGAATACCTTGGCTGCAATGGGCTGGGAAATTGGACAAGATGAGTCTGGCGATGATGATGCCGGAGTATTTGTGATACGAGCAGGTGATGAAAATGGCAACAGTTACATGGCATTCCCACACAGCGAATTGCAAGGCATGAATGAAGGTGAGAACTGGAGTAAGCACAATAATAAACGTGCAGGTGGTATGAGCAAAAAAAGTGTAAGCGTTTATCGTAGAGAGCATCCAGGCAGTAAAATTCAAACAGCAGTAACTACTAAGCCTAGCAAATTGAAAAAGGGTAGTAAGAGTGCAAAACGCCGTGCTAGTTTCTGTGCTAGAATGCGTGGAATGAAAAAACATCGTACAGGTGCAAAAACAGCACGTGATCCAAATAGTAATATTAACAAAAGTTTGCGTAGATGGAACTGTGAATCAATTGAACAGTTACAAGAATTAGTAATGCTTGCCGAACAGTTTGTGCAAAAAAACAGAAAATGAAATTATCAGACGTACTCTTATTTGAAGCTGTAGGTCCTGCTGTTGGTCGCAAGTACCAACACATAGAAGACCTTGTAGTCACTAACGGAAGTGGTGGTGGACTACATGCGGCTGAACGTATGAAGCACATGGTTGATAACTATGACTCAATTGAATTAAAGTGGGACGGTATGCCAGTCGTATACTGGGGTCGTGATGAAAAAGGTATCTTTAGAATGATACCAAAGAATGCATGGGCGTATTTAAAATCTGGCAAAACTCAAACAAGTAGCGGTGCACCTACAGTAATGAACAGTTACAAAGATGTTTATGCTTTTGTAATGGGTACAGGTAATGCTGATCCTAACGATAAAAAACGAGTTCAGTTTGCAACACAGTTTGCACAGATGTGGCCTTACTTTGAAAAAATTAGTCCGCAAAAAGGATTCTTGGAAGGTGGCTTATTATTTTATCCAGGTACCAAACCAGATGGCAAAAGTGCAATGCCAGTTCTTAATGAGAAAACACAGACATATGATTTTAAACCGAACATCACTGGCTTTCATATTCCAGTAAGTAGCAATCTAGGTAAACAAATAGCTAGTGGTGCAAAGTTAATGGTAGCGGCTACCGGTTACTATGCTACGTTAGGTAGTAGTGATGAGCAAAGATTTCCAGATGCAAGTTCTTTATCTACGAATGATGTCATAGTACAAGGCACTACGTATGTAGAAGAAATGCCAGGAGTTGATACTAGTTATATTGATAAGATGATGCAATTCATTAGTAGCAATGCACTGATTATCGATACTTATCTTTCACCTAAAAAGGGATTGACTAGACCAAGTGGTATACTTTATACATATCTTAATTCACATTTAAGAGGTGATGGTTTAGTAAGAGACTTTCCACAATGGGCACAAGCTAATCTAAGTGAAGGTCAAGCACAAGGTATGTTAGCAGATCAAAAAGGTTATCAGACTGTACTTGGTGCGGTTGAAGGACTAAGTAGAGCTAAGATGCAATTAATTAAGTCATTGAGTTTAGGATTACACGGCGGTATAATGCAAACTAATCCAGAAGGATATGTACAGGCACATCCTGAAGTTAATTTTGATAATCCATTACCCGGTCAATTTTTAAAATTAATTGACCAACAGAATTGGGCACCAAAGAAGATATGAGATATATAGAATTTTACGAATCAGCACAAAGCACAGCCGTAGTTGGGTGGGGTCGTGGTATGGGCCACAAAGGTCATATGTTGTTAGCAAGAGCAGTCATCATGCAAGCACAACAAATGAATGCAACACCGTTTTTCTTTGTTTCAGCAACAATGGGCAAAGAAGATCCGTTAACACCAGAAGAAAAACTATCAACGTACAAAAAGGTATTTCCTAAAGAAGCAGGTATATTTCATTTCGGACAAACACTTGGGCAAGTATTAAGCGATGTAGGTAAACAATATAAAAATGTTGTTTTAGTTTTAGGTGAAACTGAAGTTCCCTCATTCCAATGGTTATTAAAGCCAGATAAAGCCGGTAGTGTTCCTTATAAGAACTATGGATTGAACAGTTTAAAAATCATAGCAAGACAACAAGTCAACGATCCAGCACAATCGATTGAAGGACCAAGAGCAACACCAATGCGTGAAATTCTATTGAATCCTCAAGCAAGTGAAGAACAAAAATTTGCAGTATGGCGTAGAGATATGCCTGACGCATTAAGTGACGAAGAAGTTTTGTCATTAATGAGTACAGCACAACAACGATTGAATGTAGCACATGCACCTAAAATACGCAAATCACCAATAAAAGCATTGAAGAAAACAATGGCTGAATCAGCCGTAAGTGATTTAGCAGACAAGTTACCTGCATTGAAGAAATATGATTATAGTACTATTGATAATCTAATGAAGCGCATTAGTGTTCGTTATGATATCACTGGTAAAAAATTACATGATATGTTTGTAAGTAAATATGGTCATACTCCTGATACTTGGATTAAAAAATACAAAGATAAATTAGGTGAAGAAGAATTAGATGAAGTAACACTTTCTCAAATGAGACAAGAAATTGCTAAAATGGATAAAGAAAATTCTTTAGGAAGAAAAGTCTATCATGGATTTGTTGATTATGAACAAGACAAGGCAAAACAAGATAAACTTAAAAAAGAAAAAGAATTAGAAAAAACACATGTTAAACCAAGACCTTGGCCTAGTGGAATATCAGAATCTATTGAATCAAAAGAAGAAATACAACAAGTAAATGATTTTATTAAATGGTGTATTAAAAAATTACATATCAAAGAACCACATCCAATCATTACATTGAGTAGAGATAGCGAACAAGCACAAAAAGGCCATCATACAGGATTACACACTAGTGATGGTAAGATTTGGGTGTACATTGAGAATAGAAATATGGTAGATATTTTCCGTACCATATTCCATGAATTAGTACATCATAGACAGGATCAGTTAAATATGATTGGGCCTGATGACAGCTATCCGGGTAGCCCGGTTGAGGCAATGGCTGATATGCTTGCCGGAAAATACATTAAGATTTACGGCAAAGATCACCCAGAAATATTTCAATAAGGTAACCATAATTACGTAAACTGTTTGACTTCTTAGCGAATTAGTGTATAATAACTACTTCACTAAGGAGTAAACATGAACGATGTTAAAACATTCAACGGCGATCAAAAAATCAAATTAACACAACTTATCAATGAGGGCATGGCAGTCATGCACGAAATTGATACATTGCAAGGCGGATTGACCGATACCGTAAAAGCAATTGCAGAAGAACTAGAAGTTAAGCCTAGTGTACTTAAGAAGGCAATACGCATTGCCCATAAAGCAAGTTTAACACAATCAAATCAAGAACACGAACAACTCAACACTATTTTGGAAACTGTGGGCAAAACACTTTGAGTTATGTAGATGCCATCCATTCAAGGGATGAAGATAGAATTTATGTAGTAGAACGAGGTACTGACGGTAAGCGTCATTACAACGAGTTCCCTGCCAATTATGTTTTTTATTACCCGGATAACAAGGGTAAGCATCGTAGCATATATGGTAAACCTGTCAGTAGATTCAGTACACGCAAGCGTCAAGAATTTGAAAAAGAACGTAGGATACATGGTGGAAAAGAACTTTATGAAAGTGATATCAATCCTGTATTTCGTTGTCTGAGCGAAAATTATTTAGGTGTCGATGCACCTAAACTGCATACTTGTTTCTTTGACATTGAAGTAGACTTTGATCCAGAAAAAGGCTTCAGTCCTACGTCTGACCCATTCAATCCTGTAACTGCAATTTCAATGTATTTGGATTGGCAAGACACATTGATAACATTGTGTATTGCACCAAAGCATATGAGTGAAGAAACAGCATGGGAAATCACACGTAAATATGAAAATACCTTGCTTTTCAAAAATGAAACGGAAATGTTTGAAACATTCTTTCAGTTGATTGAAGATGCTGATGTATTGACTGGCTGGAACTCAGAAGGATACGATATACCTTATATGGTTAATCGTGTCACACGTGTAATGAGTAAAGACGATACACGCAAGTTCTGTTTAATGGGTCAGTTGCCTAAGCCAAGAGAGTACGAACGATTTGGTAAGTCAGAACAGACTTATGATTTGGTTGGTCGTATTCACATGGACTATTTGCAACTCTACAAAAAGTACAACTACGAAAGTCGCCATAGCTATAAACTAGATGCTATTGGTGAAATGGAAGTTGGTGAAAACAAAACACAATACGAAGGTACTCTTGATCAATTGTATAACAAAGACTGGGAAAAGTTTTTAGAATACAACAGACAAGATACCATGTTGTTGGTTAAGATTCACAATAAATTAAAATTTTTAGAATTGGCTAACGCATTGGCGCATGAGAACACAGTACTGCTTCCAACAGTTATGGGTTCAGTGGCAATGATTGAAATGGCTATCTTTAATGAAGCGCATGAGCGTGGATTAGTTGTACCAGATAAAAAACGGAGAACTGAAAATGCAGATGAAACACAGCAAGCCGCAGGTGCCTATGTTGCTACGCCGAAAAGAGGCATGCACGAATACGTCGGAGCAGTTGACATTAACTCACTCTATCCCTCGGTTATTAGAGCCCTCAACATGGCGGGCGAAACTATTGTTGCCCAAGTCAGACAAACAGTCACAGACAAATACATGAAAGACAAAGGTCTTAGATTAGCACAAGAAAAGAAACGTTACAAAGAAGGTGACGATGATGTAGGTGGTGCTATTCTATGGGAAGGTTTGTTTGGTGCGTTAGAGTACACTGCTATTATGAACCAAGAACGTGGTACAATGCTTATAGTTGATTACGAAGATGGACGCAGTGAAGAAATGTCTGCGGCTGAAATATGGAAGATAGTGTTTGATAGTCACAAGCCCTGGATGCTTAGTGCGAATGGCACAATCTTTACTTACGAGAAAGAGGGTGTAGTCCCAGGACTATTGAGTCGTTGGTACTCGGATCGTAAAGCAATGCAGAAAAAACTAAAAGAATCAACCACTGATGAAGACCGTGAGTATTGGGATAAGCGTCAGTTAGTGCGTAAGATTTTATTGAACTCTGCATATGGCGCACTATTGAATGAACATTGTCGTTTCTATGATAAACGTATCGGTCAATCAGTCACTTTAAGTGGCAGACAAATCGTTCGTCATATGATGAGCCAGATAAATCAAACTGTAACGGGTGAATATACACACGAAGGAGAAGCAATTGTATACGGCGATACTGATAGTTGCTATTTCACTGCGTTTCCATCGCTTAAGAAACAAATCGAAACCGGAGAAGTAGCATGGAATAAAGAAACTTGCATTGGATTATATGATTCAATTGCAAATGAAGCTAACGCAAGTTTCCCTGCTTTTATGGAAAGAGCATTTCATACACCTCGCAAGAATGGTGAAATCATCAAAGCTGGTCGTGAATTGATTGGCGACCGTAGTATCTTTATCACTAAGAAACGCTATGCTATCAATATCTTTGATAAAGAGGGCAAGCGTAAAGATAAAGATGGTAAGCTAGGTGATATTA